GCCAACAACAACATGACGGTGATAAGCATCAATTGTATCAACACCGGTCCTGGATCGAACCGGTTTATTGTCTCCGACAATACAATTGTCACTACCGGAGGGCCGTGTTGGGGCGTGCTGGTAAATGGTGCCGGGCACAACGGCATCATCCACAACAACTATTTCGAGGGTGGTAGTGGGATCTATTCCGCCATCTCCATAGCTAGCCCAGCCAACAACGTTCGTGTGCATCACAATGTCGCGGTAAACTGGAACGCGGGAGTAACCGGAGTATTCTATAATGGTGGCCCCAATGGTTCGCTGACCAACAATGCGGCTTATGGTTGCTCATCACCCATGCTTGGCACCAACGACGCCACGACGGTGATCTATGGTAATAGCACAGGGGCGTCTTCCGCCATTGATCTGGCCAACGTCAACATAACCAGTGGCGCCGCCGCGTTTACAGGCTCAACAACATTCAGCGCGGCGACGACATTCAGCGGCAGTCCCAACCAGTTCTACAATGGTGCCTCGTTTGGTTTCAGTGGTGCTGGTGGTGCCGAGATTCTGGGCAACAGCGCGGCGGGAGGTTTGCGCGGCTTTCATGCACAGACAAACGGTGTTGATCGGTGGCGTTGGGGAACTGACAATACAAGTGAGGGCGGGTCCAACGCAGGATCAAATTTCTGGATCTACAGGTATCAGGATGGTGGTGGACCATTCGGTGCGGCGCTGACCATAAGTCGTGCAACGGGAAACACCGCGTTCTCTGGTACAGTAGGTGTTAATGGTACGACTCCGCCAGCGAGCAAACCGACGGTGACCGGCAGTAAGGGAGCTAATGCGGCACTCGCATCATTGCTTACGGCTTTGGCCGCGTACGGTCTCATCACCGATAGCAGCACATGAGCATGACATGTACTTAGCCAAAACATCCGCCAACCTGAACCCTCGTGGTGAACAACCGCAGAGTAATTTGCAAATCAGCACGGTGCGCTCGTTTGAGGGTGGCTTGAATGTCACTGACACTGACCTCAACATGTCACCCAAGTATGCAAAGGTGTTGGATAACCTTGAGCGTAACATCGATGGATCGTTGGCTGTGCGTCCTGGCACACTGTTCCTTGCCGCGTTACCAAATACAGCAAACATCGTGAACTGTTACTATTTCATCAACAACGTGATAACCGTGCAGACTAATGGTGACATCTACAAAACAGATGGCGCTGGATCGTCTACGCACATGCTAATCACTGGCACAAATCCATGGCCTACTGGTATCACTGAGGTAAACTTCACCATCTTTAATTCAGACTTGATCATCTGCAATGGTAGAGACAAACCGCTTATCATCAGTGGTGCTCCTCTCAGTGCGAACTATATGCAGTTACAATTCCTTATCGATCTTGGGACTACATCGAATGTGAATACGCCGATTGGCAAGTATGTGACTGCACACGCGCAATACACCTGTATCGCTGGTATAGCAAGTGAGCCAAGCTCAATCTACATCAGCCAGAAAGGTACAAGTGGAACATACTTCAGTGATCCTGCTCCGAACGATGCTATTGTCATTGATCTTGGTCCTCGTGTATCTCTTGGCTCTGCGACTATCACTGGTATGGTAGCCTACCGCGACAAGTTACTGGTTACGTTTGAACGAGGTGTGTTGCCTGTCAACCTGGGTGTGTATGCACCTGCGATTGGTACATCGCCTGCGGTGCATACACCAACTGACGATGGCTTCATTGAAGAGTTTGGTTGTCTCACGCACAGGTCGTTGGTCAGTGTTGGCGATGATACGTTCTACAACGACAACGTGGGTGTGAACTCAATCAATCGTGTTAATGTATTCAATACCTTGAGACCTGTACGTGCATCACATCTAATCGATCCACTTATCACTACCGTTATCCAGCAACTAACACCAGAACAGATTGGCCAGTATGTATTCGCAGTCTACGATTTGCGGAACTTTCGCTACATGCTGTTCGTGCCGGTGTTCGAGGGGAGTACACTCGTAGAGTCTGTCTGCTTCAGTTACACGCACATACCTGCGCTCAAGATTGAAGCATGGGCACGCTTGCGTGGTTGGAGGTGGCAAGCTGCTTGTCGCACATCGTTGCAGAACGTGATCTTTGCAGGCGACAACAAGCTATACGCTTATGACTTCGCTGACCAAACCAGTGCGGTTGATCTGCGCAACGATCCTGCTGTGAATGGTGGAGCAGGAAACCCAATCTCGTTCGAGTGGGAACTGCCATGGGCTGATTTCAAGAAGCGTATGGATATTAAGCAAACGCGATATATTGCAATGGATACACAAGGCACAGCTGCATTCACGGTCGAAGCTTATGTAGATAACATCTTCAACTACAATGGTATCCCTGCACCCATGTTGAGTATGAACTTTCTCGCTGGTGACATAGGTGGTTATGGTAACATGCCGTATGGTAACTCACCATATGGTGGAGGTAGGCGCTCAAGCGACGAACGCCTGTATGCTTGGACAACTAAATTTAAACTACTCAAGTTACGCATACTTGGCACGACACGATCTAAGTTGAAATTCATTAGTATATCACTTGCATATCTGCATGGTGGAATAAGGAGATAGTCTATGACGAGTTACACAACTAATCTAAGACTCAATGTCCCTGTGTTTGATCAGATACCTTGGGATACAGAAGTCAATACGAATTGGACTATACTAGACGCAACTGTTGGGATGCTCATTACAGTTCCAAACCTTGCAGGTGTGTGGACTAATTCACATGCTTATTTGGTTGGTCAAACGGTTATTGATAGTGCTGACAGCAGTATGTGGTTTTGTCTAGTAGCACATACATCGTCCTCGGCACCTACTACATTTAGTACGGAACGAGCATTCAATCCTACCCTATGGACACAATCTAGTGGTAGCGCACAATTCTATGCACAACAGGCAGCGAGCAGTGCGACAGCAGCACAGAATGCAGCTAATGATGCGGCGGCTGCTGCTGCAAGCATAGGTGATGTTGTTCATAAACATGGTGACACCATGACAGGACAACTTGTCCTGTTTGGTGATCCTACTGTTCCACTTGGCGCTGCTACTAAGCAGTTCGTGGAATCTCTAACAGGAGGGGATGGTTCTGGCTTCTTGCCTCTAGCTGGTGGCACGATGCAAGGATCATTGCGTGGTAGGCCACCATATAGCTCAAGTGGTGCATTTCAAGGATACACAATCTTCTCTTCAGCAATCAGTGGAACTACTGATCTCACTCACGATTGGTATCTATCGCTGATAGAGACCACAAGTGATACGCTGAATACGTCTGGTAGAGGATTAGTTGGACAATACATCCATATGACCAGCGGTGGTCCTGGCACAACTGGCAATCGTGTTGGTCAATACATTGATACGTATCATGTTGGCTCAACACTAGACCGAGGACAAGGCTGGCCAGGGCAGTTTGCGGGACAGTGGGTGTATGCACATGCATCAGGTAATGAGGGTGGTACATCAACATCTAGTCCATGGGGTTCGTTGTGGGGAGGCTTGTCATCTGCTACACTGCAAGCAGGTGCAACGTTCTGGTCTGCTTGCGTGGGACACGAGATCAACGTAGGAGTGTCTACAGGAGCGTCAGCATCTTATGTTCAAGCACTAAAGGTTGTATTGCAGAACCATAATCAAGCTAGCAATGCAAATGATTACTTGTTTGGTTTAGCGAAGGTTGCGCTATCAGATCAAGGACTACAAAATGGTATTGTGTTCGGTAGCGTAGATGGCTACTGGCCTATTACCAGCAATGGAACATTGATTGGTGCACAACAATCTATCCGCGCTACACCACCAGCCATGACAGCAAGTTATGGAATTGATTTCAGCAACGTGACATTTTCCAGTGCGGCATTCCGCAGCAATGGTATTTTGATTGATAATGCTGGACACACTTCATGGAATTTTGGTGTCTCGTTCGTTGGCGGTGACGCTGGCGCGACTGGCGATGTGAGTAAGCACATTAGGCTTGCTCCTGATGGGAGTGGCATTAACTACCAGAGTAATCAGGTTAATATTCTTACTACTGGATCAGTGCAGTTCCATGTGAGTGGGACACGGCAGGGATATGTTGACGGGACTGGTATAAACGGCCCCCTTGGTCAGGGCGCGCGCTACCCCGGGCTGTTCACCACGCTTGGCTGCACCGGATTGTTCCAGGGTAT